AAAGTTTAGTTTTGTCGTAGCCATGTGTTACTTCCTTGAGCCTGAATTGTCCATGTGTTGTCGTTGGCAGACACAGGTGTCCATGTGTTTGCATCAAAAGCATTGTTGCTAAAAGTGAAATTTGTTGGGTAAACAAATGAAACTGTAGGATTATTGTTTGGATTGCTTACATAAATATTAGCTGGATATAAAAAACTACCGCCATCTGTAATTTCCGTTACAACACCATAGTACAACTTGCTTCCACCTGCTAATTGACCATAGATGGCATCACCAACACTAACAGTAGACAAAACCCAAGTGTTCCAATCATTGATAATATTATTTCCTACATCTGCATCTACTGGTGTTTGTGCAAAGAAAACATCAACATCAGCACTAAACAAAATATATGGCGTAACATAATTAGCCCATGTTTCGCTTGGTGCGTTAGGGTCACCACTAGAAATGGTTGTCCATATATTTGAGTCACCAGAAACAGGTGTCCAAGTATTAGTGTCTTGTGGTACTGGTGTCCAGTTATCGCCAAGAATATTACCTTTGGCTGTGATCGTAGCCGTACCAGTAACACTAGCAACACCTGCGTAAATTGCGGAAGCAGAAGCCGTAAAATCTGCATCACAAGTGATACTTGCATTAGCATCAGCAACGATTCCACCATTGGCAGTAACAGTTGCGTTACCAGTAATGCTACCTGCCGCATTTTGTACTCTTATGCCATCAGCAGTAACAGTTGCATCACCAGTTATAGCCGCAGAAGCAAAGGCTATGATTCCACCAAGAGCAGTTACATCGGCAGTACCAGTAATAGCCGCATTGCCAAACTGGACACGAGTACCAATTGCCGTTACATCCGCATTAGCGGTAATACTTCCAGTACCAAACTGAACCCTGATTGCATCCGCAGTAACAGTCGCATTTCCATCTACAGCACCAGAGCCAAACTGTACTCTTATACCTTCGCATGAAGCACTTGCAGAGCCTGTAATACTTGCACTAGCAAATTGAACCCTAGTTCCACTAGCCGTTACATCTGCCGTTCCATTTACTGCCGCTACACCATTCTGAACCCTTACAGCATTAGCCGTAACAGTCGCAGAAGCACTCACAGACCCATAGGCATCCCATAGGGTTACTGAGGTTGTGTAGAGTGAACTATCGAGTGTGAGTGTTAAGTCATCAATGCTAGACTTTAAATTGTCTAGCGAGTCGATCGTCCATGGTGGCAGTAAATCAGCCATCTCACGCCAATGTGACGCTCAATGAACCAGAGGCAATGCGGAATACATCGCCAGTTGCAATAGTCTTAGATGCGTCTAGCGGTGTGTGATACAGCAAAGTGCCTGTAGTCAAAGCATCACGGATTCCGATGTGTGTAATCGTACCCCATGAGCCACCAGCTTGAGGAAACTCAACAGCAGCAGAGTTGGTAGTCGCACCATTGCTAGGCGCACCAAAGGTCACAGCCTGACGAGCGTATGAAGTACCAGAACATTCTGTTCCAGTATCAGCATCGGTTGGGTCAGTTGTGTACAGAGCCACATATACAGTCGTAGGTGCTGTATAGCTTGTTGCTCGTAGCGTTACATTGATTAACGCATTTTCGAGATAGTTGGACATTTCAGCCATAGTTTCACCTTGCAGTAAGTTTCATTGCTAATGGGACACCAGAGTACTGAGTACTTTCATCAGACTTGGTGAGTGAGGAAATCGCACGATCATACATAGCACCCCATGTATTGATTCGTACATCATTCATTAAATACGGCTCTGCTTCCACCAATGACGCATAGAGCAAAGCATCAGGTGCTGTTGTCAAGAATACATTAGAAGCGTTTGTGCTAGACAGATACGCTGGCGCAGAGAAGTACAGTAGCTTCAATGTATATACGCCATCAGGTGCAGGAGTTAATTGAAACTCACTAGCAAGAATGGTGTAAGACTTAGGAACACCAACTTCTGAAGTTCTTGGGTCATTAGATAATGCAGAGGGGCTAGAGTAACTTAGTGGTTGGATAGGGTTTGTCATCACGACAAAATCACGAATCTCCAAGAAGTCGCTAGGAATCTCAACAGTTGCATCACCAGATACAGAGGATGTTGTTACAGACTTTAGCATCTGACGAATCCGTAGTTCTCTACGCAGACGATTCTCAGCAAATGTAATAAAGTCGGGAATCTGGCTAGTCAGATCAGACCTAGCTAAGTAACCTGCAATCGAGGTCTTTAAATCAGAGTATGTTGCGAAACTCATACTACTCCTGTTCTAGTGCGCCATGCACGATTCATTGGGTCATTTAACCAAGAAGCAAAACGCTTGTCATCCAGAACAGCAAAACCACGCATGATTCCAGCTTTATTCAGGTCATCAATAACTGTCATTGGAATCGAGGCAACCTTATTGCCAAACAATTGGTCAGACCATCTTGCTCTCTCGTCATACGAGTTGTACTCTTTTTTATTCTGCTCAACAATATCTGAAACATCTTGACGAGTCTGAATAATGATGCCACCCTCACCATCGGCATGGACAGCAGTTTGTCTAAAGTTGTTAAGATTTTGCATAGCCTAATTCTATCAGTTTGCGTAGAAAAGAAAATGCCCCAGAGGTTTAGTCTGAGGCATTTTTCGGAGTTACCTTAGATTAAGGTGTCAAGTCAGCAATGATGCCGTGAGCAGCTTCGTTTTTAACTTCCAAGGTGTACTCAGCCAACAACTGTGTAGACTCATTGTCGCCAGTCACAGCCAATTCGTTGGTCTGGAAAGGACGCAAGTAAGCGATAGCAGCCATGTCGGGGTCAAGCACAAACGCCGTCTCATCGCAAGAGTTGGTAGATGTCATAAAGCGGTTGGGAACAATTGAGATTGCACCAAAGTCGCTCAAATAAACATCTGCCGCGCTGACGATAGTCGTAGGCGCATTGCTTGGGGCCATGAAACGCTGTGCAGCAATACCTGTGAAAGCGGAAACTGTCTGCTTGTGAGCAGGGTTAACCATCAACACTTTGGGGTTGCCACCAGAGGAATAAACGCTCTTAACAACAGATTGCAACAAGGCTTCTGTGAAAGTGCGGTTTGTGCCGTTGGTGCGAGCAGTAGTGCCAGAAGCACCAGCAGAACCAGATGTACCAAAAGAACCATTGGTAGCCAACCATGCTTGCAGACCACCCAATTTACGAGCAGTAGAGCTATTGCCGTTAGCAGCAACTTGGTTACTTAGCAAAGAAGTCTCCATGTCACGCTTAATTTCAGCAGAAGCCTTAGCCAATTGATAAGCCTTTTCAGACTTGCGACCAGCTTTGTCAACAGCTTGCAAAGTGCCAGAAATCTTTACAGTCTTCTGGGCAATCTGTGTGCGGTTGCCGATACGAGTTGTAGGAGACATAGTGGCATCAGATGCTGTGTCGCCTTCAACTGCATAGTTAGTCAACGATGCGGCTGCCAAAGAGTCAGTCTGCCACTCGTGATAAACAGCAGTTGCTTTTGTCTTGCCGATAGACGACATAAATGGGACATCTGTTGGTGAAATCGAGTAGATAACATCCGAAAGGTCTTCACGCTGACCAATAGCGGTGTAGGTTTGATAGGTAGCCATAATTTAATACTCCAAAATTTAAAAGAATCGTTCAAATGCTTTTGCTGCGTCTGTGACTTTTCCTGTCTCACGCAACCTTTGCATTGCCTGTTTATCATGTGACGACTTCGTAGGAGGGGCTGAAGTGCCTGATCGCATCATCTTAGGGGCAGCCTGAAGTTTCTTGTTTACCTCTGGCTTGCTCTTTTGAAGTTGCTGATACTTCATTCCGTTATACAAAGTCACCACAGCACGACTGTCGTACAGTTGACTGAGTTCTTGGTCAGACCACCCAACAGACTTCGCATAGTCACGGATTTGTTTCCGAACCGCATCACCCTGTGCAGTAGCTAACTCAGGAATCAGACTTGCTAACTTCTCAGACTCAGAACGGAGATGGCTTTGCAGAGAGGCTTGTTGCTCGGCTTGTTGCTGTTGTGCAATGCGTTGCTGTTCATTCCTAACTACCGCTAACTGTTTCTCACGCTGACTCTGTTCAGCTACCGCCACCGCATAACCAATGGGGTCTGTTTCCTTTAGAACATCTAAGTTAACGCCTCGATCTTGCTGACTTAGGAAGCTATCCAAAGCCTGTAATTTCTGGGCATACGCTTGTCGCTCTTGTTTCACTTGCTCTAAATGACCACGCTCAGCTTCGAGAGCCTTACGTTGTTCAGCTAAAGCCTGAGACTTCTTTGTGTAATCCGCACCTTGTTGATAGCCCTTGATGAGTTCTTCTTCGTCTACTTCAATTTCCTCACCAGCAGCCTTGACTTTATATCTAGGTTTGGGCGCAGTTTCCTCGGATTCCTCCTCGTACTCTTGCTCAACTTCGTCACTCGCTTCTAGTTGCTCTGTTTGTCCATCAGATTGGCCTTGTGAGGCTTCGTCAGAATCACCCATTAAACTCTCAAACGCTGAAGCGGCTTGGTTTACATTTAGGCTTTCACTCCCTTGTGGGTTGGTGTTTTCCATTTGTCATCTCAAAAATCGTCAGAATCCGTCTGAACTGCGGTGTTGCTTTTACGCAACAGAATTCACAAAATCTTCCACTTCTTATCTCTAATCGCAGTTTCCGAGGCCAAGCCTTCTAGGTGTCCTGTGATTAACTCAAGTGTCCTAATGTGTCTATAAGCGTCTTCACGCCTATCTATTTCACTACTATTCGTGTTAATTATCACACTAATCTGTTCTTTTTTCAAATTATCTATGACTTCTTTGAAAAAGTCATCGTTTAACAGATTCTTAGCCCATTGAGCCTTGAGGTGTTTGTCCATATTGACTTTGTATTCCTGCAATTACATCGTTGATTGTTAGATTCTGCGTAGGTATTGAAGCCTTAGTGCTACCTAAGATTCTTGTTAGTTCTTCAAAACTCATGTTGGATGGATTTGTAGATACAGCAGGATTTGGTACTGGCTGATTGTAGGTAGGATTAAGTAGCCTCTCCCATTGCGTACCCTGAAGCATTTGTGCATTGCCAAAATCAATAGGTGCTAGTGGTGTGTACTGTGCAACTGTTGTAGGAGGAGGGCTTCTCCAATCGCTAGGAACTGGAACAATATCAAATCCACCAGTACCACTAGTGCCGCTACTTGCTAACTGACCTGCACCTGCTGCTGTAGCTGCAATTCCAGCTATTTTTAACGCATCACTTCCACTTAATGACAAACCAGATGGCGCAGCAGAAGACGCAACATCGCCAACAGTACCTGTGCTTGGGTAAACACCCATGCCAGCGTCTAGCGCAGATGCACCAATATCGCCTGTGCTTGGGTAAACATTCATGCCAGCATCTAATGCCGATGCGCCAACATTGCCTGTACTTGGATAAGCACCCATACCAGCATCTAAGGCTGATAAAGCAGCAGTACCGCCCACAGCCTCACTTATGCCAGATGTAGGATAGACATTCATGCCAGCGTCCAAGGCTGACCCACCGCCTCCTGATGCTGATGGGCCTAAAAGACCAGCAGTCAAACCAGATAAAGCACCTGCTTTTAATGCGTCTCCTAAAGATTCCCCAGAGGCTAAACTTGCACCAGTACTTAAAGCCGCAGCACCAACAACGGAAGCAGCCGCACCTGATGCACCAAGTGCAGTACCGATTGCGGGAATAAGCGGAGGAAAAGCAATTGCGGCAATAGCGGCTACTGGCGCAGCAACTTTCTTTAGGAAACTTTTAAACTTTTTCCACCCCATATCAAGCCTCTATTTCACCAGAGGCAATCATTTGCCTTGTCATCTCACCTAGCGTAGCAATTACGCCAATGATTTGATAATCTATTTCTTCATCCATATCATCCTCATCAGCTAATTCGCTTTCTACAACAGCTTTCAAAAACTTAGGATAAAGTGATTTATCTTTTAAAACAGCTTCAGCCATCTTACCAAGACGAATCAATGTCTGAGGGCTAACATTGTCTTCAATCATAGCCTCTCGAACCATTTGCTTGGTTTGTTCTAGTTCGCTTTTTGTTTCCATGATTAGCCTTTAATTTCTACGTTAGAGGTAATACCAGCACCAACCTTCATCGCTTTCAATTGAGCCTCAATCTCAAACTCTTGTTGCTTCATAGCAAAGTAAGCCTGTTGTTTCTCACGCTCTAATTGCAACTTAGCGGCTTCTTTCTCACGCAACAATTGCATCTCAAGACCAGCCTTTTGCTGAGCCATTTGCGAGTCAATCTGCATTTGCTGTTGTTGCAATTGCATATCAGCTTGAGCCTTTTGTTGGTTAGCTTGAATCTCAGCTTGTGTTCTAGCCATCAAAACCTGAACTTCTGGAGGCATTGGAGGCTCTTGTTGTGCAGGAGGATTAGACAATTGCTGATCTTGCTCTGGCGTAATCGCTTTGTAGAACTCAGCACTATCTTTAAATCCTGCCAACTCAACCATGCGTCCTAGAGTAGAACGATACTGCGCTGGTGTGACGTAAGGATTAGCAGGGCCGTACTGACCAATCAATTGCTCTTGTTTAGCAAGAACCATCGACAGCATAGCCATTTGCTCTTGACGATTACCAGAACCCAATCCCACGTTAATGGATACATCGTATTGGTTAGCCCATGTGCGAGGGTCAAACTCTACGAACTCACCACGCATACGCACCAAACGAGGCTTGTCTTGGTACTTACACAGCAGATGCAAGATGCCCTTAAACAGAGACTTAACGCCTGTCTCAGCAAAGATTCGAGCCATTAGTTCAATCTTACCTGCGCCAGCTTGTTGCATAGAAGCAACAGCCGCAGCAGTTACGTTCTGCAAGATCGAGGGGTCTAAGCCCTGTGAAGCATCCGACACACCTGTACGCTTAGACTGCATTGTGTCCAAGTACTGAAGCATCGGGAAAGCAGAAGTGGCTACGTTCTGAACGCTCAACTGCTGAACCGCACCAATAGCCTTGGCACGAATAACACCACCTGCGGTAGATGTAAGCAAGTCGTCAAGGTTTACTTGACCCTCAACAGCTACCACTCGTGCATTGTTTGTCAGATAGAGGTTATCAAGAATCTGACGAGTAATCGTAGTCTTGATTAGCTGAATGTCTGTCGTTCTATCAGCAAGTGAGTTACCAAAGAACTTGTGCGGAATTGGGATAGGGCAGATTGAGTGGAAAGGAACATAGTCCACTTCCTCGACCATTTCCTTACCTTTTTCATCCTCAAGAATCTCGTTAGATGCGTAGAACACCTGAACAAGTGAGGCAATACCTTTACCATTTACATCGGTCTTAACATAGCACTCAAAGACCTCAATCTCTTGCATCGAGGGGTCATCGGTCTGTACTTGGTAAGGTTGCTCACCTGCGGAGAATCTTGCCACACGCTCTGGTGTGTACGCCAAGGCATCACCCATCTGCAAGCCTTCGACCTGCTTCTTGTTAAAACCCATAGCCACCAATGTGCTACGAGTCAACATCTGCCTGTGGGCTACAAATGGGCTATCAGCAATCGTTCTAGCCTTCTTGCTTATCAAGAATTCCTCTGGAGGCACGTTCTCGATGCGAACCCGACCAACCATTTTCTTTTGCTGCACCACAACATTGTGAACAGAGTTAATGAGTGGCTGACCCATCTGGTCTAGCGCAGGTTGACCCATCTGGTCAAACATTGGGAAGTCTTCTGTGTCCTGCTCGACAATCTCCATTGTGTTGTCAGACATAAGCATAGCTAACTCATCGTTAGACAAGTTGAAGTAACGCTCTTTAGTGATGTTTTCTTTGTCTTCCCAATAGGCTTTAACGATGCCATTCTTTTGCAAGAGAGCATCCTTGAACCAATCATGGAGAATGGCTACGCCTTCGTTATCCCTGTTAAATACCCAATTACAGTAGTCGGTAGCTTGCTTGGCAGAGGCTTCGTCTTGTGGGCCTTGTGGCTCAAAAACAACAATCTGATCTGAGCCTGTAAAGATGCGAACTAAGCTAGGTAATGCGCCATCAATGGCTTCTGCTACTTCGCCAGTAACGATTGAAGACTTGCCTTCAACTTCGTTACCATAAGGTTGTCTAAGATACGCCTCCAAAGCCTGTTTGCGCTGCTCGACAGTTTCGCTTTCAATGAATCCAATTGAATCATCAATTTCTGCCTGTAGTATCGACTTCAAGTCGTTCGTTTCCATGTGCATCCTTTGGAGGGCGACCAAGTTTCGGTCTTGGTGAGGATTGTAACTCTTTTACCATATTTTCCAATAGTTCGATGCGGTTTTCAAGTTCTTTAACTTTTGGGGCTAAATTAGTCCCCTGACGTTCTACATACATTACACAATCCATTTTGGTGTTTGGTTAATAGGCTTAGACCATGTACTGTGACCTTCGTCAAGTCCAAGGGCTAAGTAGCGGAAAGAGTCCGAGCCATGACTAGACCAATCATGCAAAGGACGCTCATAGAAAATCTTACGCTTTTCATCGTATTCCCTGCGGTAGTTTCTCAGGCAGTTCAGTCCTGTTTCTACCTTTGGCATATTAAACCAGCACCTCGAAAGCATACGCCTTACCGCTTGGATGCCATCGTCTAGGCTCATTCTTGGGGCTATCTTGATCTGTAACCCTGCTTCTTCGAGCATTTCCATACGACTCTTGCCTGTGCCTAACTCCCTAACTCTTACGTCATGGGGCAGAATATGCTCAGCCTTCTCATAGTCGTTATCCCTAATCCACTTCACATAGTGGTCTAAGCCCACCCCATGATTCTCATAGTAGTCGATCAATCTGATCTCTGAGCCTACCAATTGGGCTACCCAGATAGATGTAGAGTCACCCATACCCAAGTCCCAAGCAGTAAAAGTCCTACTCAACTCCTCTCTGGGAATCTCTTGCATATGCTTCTTTTCTTCTAACTCGTTCAGCATTTGCCCATAGTAAGAACCCTCTACAGCAGCATCAAACGAACATTCAAACTCTTGGCGGTATTTATCCTCGCCCATCTCATTTTTAGCTTGTCTTAGTTCTACGTCATCCACCACCCCTGTTTCAGAGGCTTTAAACTCAAGCAGACCCCATCCTTCTTCTTTCTCTGCCCTGTCTCGCAACTCTTTGAAGTGGTTGTGTCCTTTGGGTGTACCAATGAACAAGCACCAGCCTTTTCTGTCTGTCAGAGCAGGTCTAACAATGTCTGTCCATATCTTAGGATTCTGGTCACCTACCTCATCAATGATTACCCCATCAAAGAATTGACCTCGCAGGGAATCAGGATTGTCTGAGCCATACAACTGAATACGCCTACCCCAGAAGTCAACCCTAAGTTCTGAGATGTTGTTAGTACCGCCTAGCGGTGTAGTGTATTTAACGAGATAATCCCAAGCTACCCTTTTAGCTTGTCCATAAGTCGGGGCAATGTAGGCGTATCTGGGTGTTTCTTTCTCGTTTAGCACCGCCTCACGGATTAAGTGGTTAAGCGCAGCTACAGTCTTACCAAAACGCCTGTGAGCCACTACTACCGCAAACCTATGTGCTTCCAGTAACTCGTGAACTTTTAGTTGGTGTTCCCTTGGCTTGTAAGGGATTATTAACTCTGCCATTTAATAACCAGTTCAGAACCTTCTGGCCCACTATGTTCGACGGCATGGGTTTCTTTCCATCTAGCCCTAGTCTTTAACCAGAAGATAGCCGCAGCAGTATTGCCATTCTTTGCCTGTTGGAACAAGGTCTGCCCAATACTAGCGTTGGCATCGATGCGCCCATCGTCCAGTTCCTTTTTGTAATACTTCACTAGCGTATCGGAACTAATCTCTAATTTGGTAGCTATGTCTTCAAAGGTAATGCCTACAGCCGCCAGAGTCTTTACTAGCTTCTTGTTTTCATCAGTCGGCTCATATTTTTTGCCCTGTTGCATTTTATATCTCCGAAAGTTCTTCGTTAGCGTTTACTAACATAGCTTTTTTTCCCGTAAAGTCTTCCCATCGCTTTACTATGACATCGCAATATTTTGGGTCTAGTTCCATTATTCGGGAATGTCGGTTATGTTTCTCGCAAGCAACAATGGTTGTACCGCTACCACCAAACAAATCTAAAACAATGCCATTTATAGCACTACCATCTAAAACTGCTTTTTCGACAAGTTCGACAGGCTTCATAGTTGGGTGTAAGTCATTCTTGGCGGTTCTTTTGATACGCCAAATGTCCATTCCATTTTTTCCACCATAAAACTTGTGGTTGTTTACCCACCCATAAAACATAGGCTCATACATACTCATGTAATCGCTATTGCTTAAAGTGTGGTTTCCCTTATCCCAGATAACCAAAGAACGGCATTTAAGTCCAGTTCTTTCCATACTGGCAAAGTATTTGTTTATGCCTAAACGATAAAATGTTATGTAAAAAGCACCATCTACTTTAGATGTAATGACGCTGTTAATAGCATCCAAAAAGTCATCGCCTTCTTTATCAGACATTTTGTCGTTTTTAATGCTGCCATGTTTAGCGTTGAATGATTTAGAACCATCGCCATGAATCCCACCAGTAAAGTCCATCAAATAAGGTGGGTCAGTAAAAATCATGTTAGCTGTCTCAGGCATCAACTTATCCACAGCGTCAATGCTAGTGGAGTCTCCACACATCAATCGGTGGTTGCCTAATTGGTAAATATCGCCTAACTTGGTAATTGGCTTGTCAGGTATGTCAGGGACATCGTTTTCATCTGTAAGTCCTACCACCACTTCTGGCTCAAGTAGTGCGGCTAACTCTTTAGGGTCAAATCCCAATATATCCAAAGCAAAGTTGTCAGCTAGTAATTCGTTTAGCTCAATGGTCAGCATCTCGTTGTCCCACCCTGCGTTTAATGCTAGGCGGTTGTCGGCAATGATGTAAGCCTTACGTTGGGTTTCTGTTAGGTCTTTTAACTCTATAACTGGAACTTCCTCATGTCCTAGCTTACGAGCAGCAGAAAGTCTGCCATGACCTGCAATAATGCCGTTGTCGCCATCAATAAGAATTGGGTTAGTCCACCCAAACTCTTTAATACTTGCCGCTATTTGGGCAATCTGTTCATCAGAATGAGTCCGTGAGTTCCTAGCGTATGGAATCAATGTTGATACTGAACGCCATTCTAATTTACGATTTTGTGTCATGTTGTATCACTCCCTTTCGGGTTGGTGAAGTTAAAAAGCTAGTTTATACCACTAGCCAAGGTTTTATTTCATTCTGCCCATTTTCTTGGCAGCTTCCGCTATTCCGATGGCGACCGCTTGGCGAGGATTCTTTACGACTTTTCCACCCTTACCAGAGTGCAGTTCACCCTTACCGAATTCGTGCATGACAGTAGCCATCTTAGCTTTACCAACTTTGTTCATCTTAGGAGTTTTCATTTCTTGTTCCTCGCAGATATTGCTTTAGCCTTTGCCTTTGCATCAGCCTTAGAACTTGCACCCCATGCCTGTAGGCTTTGCAACAAACGAGTAGGGCTTCCATCAGGCTTACGCTCTGGCCCTGCCATACCACCCATACGGGCTAAGAAAGACGCTCTGCGAGGGTTGTCACCAGATTTAACAGGAGGCTTTAGATTGCTTCCTGCATTTTCACGCTCGTAAGACTTGCGACCTTTTTCATTTAGGCCACCATTAGGGTTTTTACCCTCCTTACGAGTCCAAGCCGCACTCATTTCTTCTTAGCAGTCTTAGCTGCTTGCTTGAACGCATCCGCAGTAGGTGCGCCTTTTGAGCCAACCTTACGCATACGCTCTGGAGTTTTTCCAGCAGCCTTTTGAGCCTCTATACGCTTTTTCTTTGCTGCGATATTTGCATCAAGACCCATCATTTTTTAGTCTTCTTTGCTTTGTTCTTAGCTGTACGCTCACCACGCATAGGCATTGGTTTTGCCATAGGTTTAGGTGTAGGCTTCTTTTTGAGACTAGGATAAAGCCCCATCATCTCTG